AAAGAAATGGATAGAAGAAGCTGGCGGCTCATGGCAGGGAGGTAAGATACAGGGATTCACATTTCCTTTTAATCCGGAACGTGTGTTCTCCATCTTGAAAGAAGGTAAGCGATGCGATTTGCAAAAAGATTTTCAGTTCTTTGAAACACCTGCTGATATTGCAGACTGGCTGGTAATGCTTGCCGGTGGAATTCACGAAACAGATACCGTACTTGAACCAAGTGCCGGACGTGGTGCTCTGATAAAAGCGATTCACCGGTCGTGCCCGTCAGTAACAGTTGAATGCTATGAACTGATGCCAGAAAACAGGGAGTTTCTTCATACACTTGATAACGTAATATTGCTTGATGAAGATTTTACGAAAGACAGTGTAGGACATTACACTAAAATTATTGCTAATCCTCCGTTTTCCGGTAATCAGGATATTGACCATGTAAGACTTATGTATGAACGCTTGGAAGAAGGTGGAATTCTTGCAGCTATTACCAGTCAGCATTGGAAATTCGCGTCTGAAAAGAAATGTGTTGACTTCCGGGAATGGTTGGAAGAAGTTCATGGAGAAGTTTTTGAAATCGGAGCAGGTGAATTCAAGGAAAGTGGAACGACTGTTAGCACTATGGCAGTTGTAATAAAAAAGTAATTCAAAACTAGTAATGAAGAAAATGATATTAATATACACTCTTCTCACTTTGATAGTGGGGTGTGCTTCACCGAGAAAATATAAAGAGAACCGCTTTACAAAACAGTTTCAAGAAGTGGATTCGATGTTTAATGAAAAGTACAAGCTACATGAAGATTAAGTACATACGATTGAAAGATAAAGAGCATGTTTGCGACTATTGGCTTATACTCGCTTATCGTTCGCTTTTACAGCGTGCAAGAAAAAGCCGGAAACGGAAAGAGTTTGCTCGAAGAATAATTCGACTTTGCAAAGGTTCAGATAAGCGAATAACGGATATATCAGATGATTATAGATTTTGGACTGCCAAAGAAATGTATGATACTATCGTCAGTAAATAACTCTCAAAACAGAATAGTATATGAAAATAATAGCAAAACAAGGTTCAGAGCTTGAGAAGCTACTGAAACAAATGAATGAACGGCTTTTGCGTGAACAAGATGAAGCTAAAGATATGATTCAGGAATATTGTGGTTCAAGACCAGATAGTATCGGTTATGTTTGGGCGTTTGGCTTCACTGCCGAGTGGTTTTATACACTTATCGGTTTTGAAAATAAGGAGTTTGTTCCTGAAAAACTGATTCCGAATAATGATGATAAGAAGCATCTGTGTTGGAAAATCAATAAACGAAAGAAGGAGGGTCGAGAATTTATTGATAAATGGTGTAGAAAATTTCGAGGTATAGATGGTAGACCTCTTAATAAATTGGGGATTCCGGTAATGCACGAAGAAACAGGACGCTATTTCCATTGGCTCCCACTTGAAAAAGATGGTGTTTATTACGTTTCAGTAGGTTCTTCCATTCTTGAATGTATGCCATCGGCAAAAAGTGAGCAGTTTGAGATAGAAGTTTAACGTATAACAATGAAGAAAGGAGCCAATATGTTTGAGCCAAAAACAAAAGCCATTACCCGATGGGGACTTACTATTCGAGGTACTGATGTGTTTTTTCCAAAAAAGGAAACAACTATAAAAATTGGAAGATTGACACTAAAGATGAATCCGGAAACTCGAATGTTTGAGGAATACCGGCTTTGGGATTTAACTTCGGGTGTTCCTGAATTGATTGATGAACAGAGATTTGATAGAACGATTTTAATTCAATAAAAGATAGAGATGAACGAAAATATTGAATTACCTGAAGAAAAAGAACCATTGCTGATAGGCAAGGATACGAATGGGAAAATTGTGATCCAAAAAGGAAAACAGAAAATCATTGTTCATGCTTGGGAAATAAAACTTTTAAAGAAGATAGTTTTTTGCATAACTGAAGAATAACGATAAAGAAATGAAGAAAAATAAAGGATTTACAACACCATGCTATATGGCTGTTAAAGACGGAAATCACGCTAATCGTCTACTGATAGCATTAAAAAGTATAGGCGACAGAAAAGTATATGGAATACCAGAGAATATTACATATCCTTGTGTTTGTGGAGTATCCACGAACATTATATCATTCGGTGAATTGAATGATTTAGCCGGATTCATTAATTGTGAAGAAAGTGAGGATTTGTTTCTTGCTTTAGCATCCCTGCGAAATGATTCAGATATTCATCAATGGTTTACTGATGGTGAGAAATGGGTAATCAGCGATATCCATTCTCTTCTTGAACTAAAAGAGTATTTCCAGTTAATTAAATTCGACTACTCAAAAACTCACAAGGCAACAGCCGAAGAACTTATCAAGCATTTTAATTCGTAACAATGAAGTAATGAACATCGGATTAATTGACGTTGATGGTCATAACTTTCCAAATTTCGCTCTTATGCGTGCCTCTGCATATCATAAAACGAAAGGAGATCAAGTAGAATGGGCTACACCTTTCAGCAGATACGACAAGGTGATGGCAAGCAAAGTGTTTACTTTCACTCCGGATTTCAACTATCTGACATTGCAGGCTGATGTAATCGAAAAAGGTGGTACCGGGTATAAAATTGCAAGCAGACTTCCTGAAGCAGTGGAGAACAGTTCATTGATGGACTACTCCATTTATCCCCAATATCCTTTTTCCATACAGTTTTTTAGCAGGGGATGTATTCGGAAATGCCCGTTCTGCCTCGTTCGTGAGAAAGAGGGATACATTCAGACCGTTGAGCCGGTGGGGTTGAACCCGAAAGGAAAGTGGATTGAAGTGTTAGACAACAACTTTTTTGCGAACCCGGAATGGAAAAATGCCGTAAGCTATCTTTTGAAAACTAGACAACCTATAAAGTTACATGGCGTAGATGTTCGCATAATGGACGAAGAACAGGCGTATTGGTTGAATAAACTAAAGATGAAACAGAATATTCACATTGCTTGGGATTTACCTCAAATAGATTTGACTGATCGGCTGAAAGAAATGATCAAGTATGTGAAGCCTTATAAGATTACTTGCTATGTCTTGGTCGGCTTCAATTCTACCATTGAGCAGGATTTGTTTCGGCTTAACACATTGAGGAGTTTAGGTATTACTCCGTTTGTTCAACCCTACCGGGATTTCACGAATAAAAGAAAGCCTAAACAATATGAGTTAGACCTTGCAAGGTGGGCAAATAAAATGTGGCTGTTTAAGTCATTTGACTTTGTAGACTTTTCGCCTCGTAAGGGATTTAGATGCGATTATTATTTAAAGCAATTTGCGTAAAACTAATAAAAATGAAAGCAATAACAATAAAACAACCGTGGGCCTCTTTGATAGTCCACGGTATTAAAGACATTGAGAACCGTACTTGGCCGTGTCCTAAGAAATATTTAGGGCAGAGGGTACTGATTCATGCAAGCGGTAAACCTTTGAATTACGATAATTTCTATGATTCAATACTTACCAATGAGCAGTTATTGGCATTACCGGAAAACAAAGAGTGGAAAGATTTTAG